ATAGTCCTACGTTTACAGGTACACCAGCAGCACCAACAGCTACAGCAGGAACTAACAGCACACAGATTGCTAGTACAGCGTTTGTAACTACAGCTATTACAGCGCAAGGACTAGGGACTATTGCAACACAAGACTCAGATAGCGTTGCAGTAACAGGAGGTACAGCATCAGGATTAACAATTACATCATCAACAGTAGAAGGACATACCGTAGGTTCTAATGCTACTGGTACTAAAACAGTATCAACTGCTAGTCCTAGTGGTGGATCAGACGGAGACATTTGGTATAAAGTAGTATGACTGTATCTGTTAAACATTCTGGAACTATTAAAGATCCTCTTGAAATCTTTGTTAAAGATTCAGGGACTTGGAAAACTGTTGACGAAATTCATGTTAAGCAAAACGGAATATGGAAACAGGCTTATCCAGCAGTAGGTACTCAAACGTTTAGTACAGCAGGTACTCATTCATTTGTAGTGCCTCAAGGTATTTATAGTTTAAGTATGCCTATTATGTCTGGTGGAGGTGGAGGTGGTGCAACAGGTTATCACAGTGGTGACTGTCACTCAGGTTTTGCAGGCAGTGCTGGAGCAGCTTACACAGCGTCAGACAACATAACAATATCTGTGACACCTGGAGAAACACTTACAGTTATTGTAGGTGCAGGCGGAGCAGGAGGTTGTTGTTGGGCTTTCCAAGCACCTCAAGTTTGTGGTGTTACTGGTAGCACAACATACGTTAAACGTGGAGCAACTACTTTGTATTCACGATCAGGTGGTGCTAGAGGTTGCGGTATTTACGGTATTCATACTGATTTTACTTCTCCTGGTGGTACTAACGGTACTGGTTATGGTACAGGAGGTACTGGCGGTAGTTGTACAGGAAACGGTGGAGCAGGTGTAGCAGGAGCAGTTCAGTTCTCATGGTCATAATTCCAACAGCAACTCCTAAAGAGTTAGAAGAAAAGCGTAAAGAAATCTGTAACAACTGTGAAAAGAATAAGATAGGTATTTGTACTAAGTGTGGTTGTGTTATTAAATTTAAAGTTAAGTTTGAACAAAATCAATGTCCGTTAGGTAAATGGTAAAAGGGTAAAACTATGATAGGCGCAATAGCAGGATCAGTCATAGGTGGACTGATGGCAAACAGAGCAGCAAGTAAACAAGCTGCTGCCATGCAACAACAAGGAGCAGCGCAGTTAGAAGCTGCTAGAATTGCTGCTGAAGAAGCTCGTTTTAGACCGGTAGGGATTACTACTCGGTTTGCTTCTGCTACCCCTCAGTTTACTGGTGGTCGTTTAAGTGGTTATTCTTACGAAGCTGCTCCTGAACTAAAAGCATTACAAGACCAACTATCAGGTATCTATGGTCCTAGTTTGTTGCAAGCCGAACAAGCTGCTGCTGCAATGCCTCAGTTTCAACAAGCTGCTCAAGGATTGTTTGCATTAGGTCAAGCAGAAGTACCGCAAAGTAGAGAACAAATACTACAACAGCAACGTGATCTATTACGTCCTTATGACATTGAACAAGAACAACGATTAGCTGCTGGAGTGTTTGGTCGTGGTCGTGGTGGACTTAGTGTAGGTACTGGAGGACAACCAGAACTACAAGCATTAGCTGAGTCAAGAAAACGTAGAGATTTAGAAATGCTTGCTAACGTAGATCAAACCTTTATGAATAGAGCAGCACAAGCAGCAGGTTTGTTTGGTCAAGGTGCTGGTCTACTTGGCACAGGTTATCAAATGCAACAAGCTGCGTTGTCACCATTCCAGAGTCAATTCCAGTTAGCTACACAACTAGAAGATGTAGCAAGACAGCCTATGGATATAGGAACTGCATTAGGACAAAAAGTAACAAGTGCTAATGCTAGGGCTGGAGAACTAATGGGTCAGGGTATGAGTGCTGCTGCTAACTTGCAGTCTCAAGCTGCACAAGCTAAAGCATCTGGATTAGCTTCACTTGGTCAAGGTATTGCAGGACTAGGTAGACAATATGACCAAAACGTATTGTTTGAAGACTGGATGAATAGAGCATTTCCTACAACACCTGCGCCTATTGAAGAACGATCATTAGGGGGAGGAATGACTACAGGTATTAATTTAGCAGGAGGACTTGGATTTCCTAGTTCCTCTTCTGGTTTTCCTTATATTAAATAAATAGGTAAGAACAATGGCTGATTCTTTATTTGGACCTTCACCAGCAGAGGTCATGTATGCTAGGCAAAAAGAGCTAACAGACCAACAAAACAGACAATACGAAGCTATGTTAGCAACGGCTTCAACACCAGCAGAACGTAACTATATGCTGGCAGGTAATCTTTTGTCGCAAGCAATATCGCCTTTATTTAATGCTGGTAGACAAGATCCTATGTTGCAAAAAGCTACTGCAACTCAATCTATTTTGTCTAAATACGGTCCAGATGCAATTAACAATCCCGACTCTTTAAATACAATGGCAAGAGAATTTGCAGCAGTAGGGATGCAAAATGAGGCTTTTCAGTTAGCTCAAATGGCTAATGAGTTAGTAAAAAATAAACCAGATCAATTTATAACTGCATCTGGTGAAAGAATAATGGAATTGTTTGGTAATCAAATTAGTGGTCTTAGCGAATTTGCTACTTATCGAGTAAACACTAAAACAGGAGATATTAAAGAAATAGGATCTGAGATTACTATTGGAACAATACCTGCTGGAACAAGATTAGTTAGAACAAAAGACGGTCTTGAACTACAAAAAATAAAAGATGTTGAATCAGAAGAACAACAATTTGCACAAGCTGTAGATGCAGCAACTCTTGCAGCACAGAGTAGACGTAATGTTTCTGATGCTATAAGAATTATTGAAGAAAACGATTACACCAGATTTTTAGATGGAGCGTTTATAAGATGGTTAGCACCTGGTAGTTGGGCAAATAAAATTGTTCCAACTCAAGTAGGTAATTTACACGCAGCAATTAAATCTCTAAACTCTCAAATAGCTTTGGGAGCATTAGCTAGATTAAAATCATTGTCTTCTACGGGAGCAAGTGGATTAGGTGCTGTTAACATGAGGGAATGGAGTGCATTAGAAAGCAGTATTCTTTCTTTAGATCCAAATGTTTTAACTGCATCACAACTTTATGCAAACTTAAAACGAATAGATCAGCAATTTAAATCTATTATTAACAAAGTTGTTAACCAAGAAGACAAAGAAAAAGCAGCGCAAGGTCTACGATTGTTAAGAGAATCAGGAATTGTAGACGAGTATTTTGATACTTCTGGTGGCGATAGTAGTGGCGGGGATTCAAAAACTCCTGATAATTCGTCTGACGATAATGATCCTTTAGGAATTTTAACGTAATGGCTACTTTTCAAGAAGTAAGAACAAAGTTTCCTCAGTACAGCAATCTTTCTGATGGAGAGTTTGCTTATAGACTTTGGGACAAAAAGTACAAAGACAAATTAGCTATGGGTCAGTTTGCTGATGCGTTAAATATGTCTCAAGATCAATTTGGTCAAATGATTGGTTATGGTAAGTCAGTTGGCTATGAACCTACTGAAATGTCAGGATCAACATGGGACGACACTGATAAACGATTATTTCAAATGTTTGAAGGTCAGACACTTTCTTGGGGTGATGAGGTTGTTGCCGGTGCTGTAGCAACTATAGATACTATCGGTAACATAGTTAAAGGAAGACCACACGATTGGAAAAAAACATATAGCACTTATAAAGCTGAAATGCTTAATGAGTTAAAACAATACCAAAAAGACGCTCCTTGGGAATCATTAGCTATTGAAATAGGTGGTGGTTTTTTATCACCGCTTATGATGATTAGTGGTCCAAAAGCATTAATGGAACTTTATAATAAAGGTGGATTTGCCACTAGAGGTTTAATTAATTCAACAAGAGCGTTTACCGGCGGTGCTGCTTATGGTGCAGGAGTTGCTGAAGGTTCTTTAGAAGAAATAGCAGATAGAGCTTACACCGATGGATTAGTTAGTTTGTTTTCGTCTCCAATAGGAAGTGTTGTTGGAGGACTGTTAAGAAAAGTTAAAGGCGGTAATCTTGTCGCAAATGGCTTTGATGAAATGTCTTTACGTCCTACGTTACAACTAGCAAAACAAAATAGAGACAGGGCTTACGATCTTCTTGATAAGTCTGGTTTTGTTTTTAAATCAGATGATTTTCAAACAGCATTTATCAATGCAATGAATGACATTGATAAAAACGCTCTTCCAAAAATATTTGGCAAACTTGATCCTAAAAGCAAAAACCCTTACGAGCAAGCATTGCACTATTTAAATCAACAGACACTAAAAGATCAAAGTCTTTCTAACATGGAAACAATTAGACAAACTTTGTATCAATACTTTTTAAAAGCAGATCAAGCAGATAAACAAGCTGTTTATAAACTGTATCAGAGAACTGGTCAGTTTATTGATGATATGTTGCCTAAAGACGGTTCAGGTAAAACAATAGCTGATGGAGTTAGGTTAGCAGCAAGTCAATACAAAAAAGCATTAGTAGCGTCTAAAGCGTTTGAAAAAGCAGCAGCAGAATCTACTGGCGTAAAAGATCCTGTAATTATTTATCAAAAAGCAATAAGAAAATTATTAGACGATCCTGAAGTTCAAATGCACTACACTCCAACTCAAATTGAACAGCTTGAAAAATTAGGTAGAGGTGGTTTTACTAGAGACTTTAAACAAATGATTGGTCGTTATGCGCCTACTTCAAACAATATGCTTTTACTGATGCACGGTTTTGGCTTTATGTTAGACCCTGCATTTTTAGCAATTACAGGAGCTACAACAGCAGCTAAATCATCTGTACGAAAAGAACTAGGAGAAGAGTCAGTTAAATTTGTAGACGATTTAGTAGGAATTTCTAGGACTAAAGCTGAAGTAACACCGCCTAAAGGAAGAATTAGAACAGGTATTTCAGCAGCAAAAGCAAGTGAAAGAGAAGAAGTTCAAGACACTCTTGTCACACCGTTACCATAAGGACGTACAATGGCAAAAACTTTAAGACAAAGACTAGCTGAGTTTGGTATAGGCGTTAAAGGAGAGATACAAAAACAGCGAGAAGCTGATCCTTACTTAATGGCTATGTTCAACAGGCAACCTTTACCGGCTAGAGCCAAACGTAACGCTCCTATTGAAGAACGACAACTAGCTCCATATGAGGATATGTATGGAGAACCTGCTAGGTCAAACATAGTTCAAACTACAAAAGAACCTTACACACCACCTGCTGGATTGACTCAAGGAATGATGCAAGGACAGTCTCCTGCTCCACCAGTATCTTCAGACATGATTGGTGGTCAAGGTGGTGGTGAAACAGTCCAGCCTCCTTTGTTTGGTGGTGTCCAAGTAAATCCACCAATAGCTCCACCATCAGATTTACCTCCTATGCGTTCAGACATGACAGTTAGGTCGCCATCGTTAGAGATGCCAGGCGGTCCTAGGATGCGTCCTACAGCAGATGAAGTTATTGATGATCTTATTACCACAATCGCTACAGATGTGAATGAGCGTTCTCAGGACAAGATGGATCAATTGTTTGGTGGTATAGAGATTAATCCTAACGTAGCTCCACCTAGCGGTAGAAGACCTGTAGTGCCTAGCCCAGCAGTTGACTACGATCTAACTGGGACAGGCATGGCTTTATTTCCGTCCTTACGTCCTGGTTTAGATGAACTACGAAGAGAAGCTCTGATTGTTAACGCTAACGATCCAGACGATCCAACAGATACAACTTACGAGATAGTTCCTATTGACGAAGAAGATGAACCTGTTTATGAGTGGGAAGGTGTTGGAGAAGGAGAGAAAACAACAACTCAAGAGAAAGCAGATGAAGGCGATATTGATACTAGCGATCCTGACTTTTCCGGTGAGGCAGGTGGTGGCGAACCTGTCAATGAAATAGCCGAAGCAATCCAGAACTCAGCAACTAACTTTACACCAACCATTACTGATCTGAATATTCAACAGTATTGGGGTAATCATGACGTACAGGACTATGGTATTGAAGCATCAGCAGCAGCAAAACCGTTTCAATCAATTGTCTTGCATCACGATCTAAATGGCACAACTAAAGCTAAACTAAACTACTACGGCACGTTTGACCAAGCTAGGGACGGTCAGTTTGGCTATCACTTTGCTATTGATGCAGACGGAAACGTCTACCAGACTGCTCCACTTAACAAAAGAACAAATCATTTTAAGTGGCAAAAAGTTAACCCAGACATCAACAAAGAGTTTACGATGATGAATCTACCAGTTCTGAGTAACTCTAATACGATTGGTATCGCCTATCTTGGGTCAGGTGAAGGTAGTTCATCACCTAAATTGACTAAGAAAGCAGAAGATGCTTTAGTTAAGTTGGTCACAGAGTTGCGCGGTAAGTATAAGAATTTGCCTTACTTTAGTCACAGCACTTTGATTCCGTCAGACAAGCGTCAAGGCGAAGGAGATGAATATGCTTCTATACTTGACAGGAGACTTGGCGAAGAAAGAGAAGTTGTACCAGCATCACGAATAGAAATAATGCCTTAATGGAAACATTCGTCATCACTTACTGGGAGATCATCTCAGGTCTTTTAGTTGTTATCTTTCTAGGTATCACTTGGAAAGCAGAGATCAGTACACGCTTGACAATGCTTGAAGAGAAAGTCAAGACTTTATTTGAACTGTTCAACAACAAGAAGTAACTACTTCAGGTTCAGGTAGATATCTTCTATCTTAGCTGCTTCCTCTTCCCGATGTCTCCATTCGTCCCATGTCTGTGCAGGTTTCTTTCCTGCCTTTTGCCACTGGCAGTGGTGATACAGTTCATGCACTAGGACGTGATCCTTCATCATATCAGGTCTCACATACACGACACCCATATCACCAGCCAGATAGAACGTTGAGTTGCTGGGGGTTATTGTTACGTCGTTAGGATAGCAGTTAAACAAAGCCAAGAAGCTAAGTACTGTTTCGAGCATAAGAATCTCCTCATCATATTTCGCAGACTCCTGCTGTACAAGCCAGTGTTTGTACTCCCTCTACATTATCATCTTCTTCAATCAGTTCATCCCAGAATATTTCTTTAGGCATTCGCTGTTGTAAGAAGAAGAATTCCTCTTGCGTACACTCCTCGTATGGAGCTTGTTTGTAAGTGCCTCCATCGTATGGCAGGAAGCTAACGCCACTGATATCATCAAAGTTCTTCCAGCACCATGCACCTACTTCAACCCACTCGTCCTCTTTAACAGAGATAGTGACAGATGGTTTGTGTTCACACCAATGCTTCTGATATGTCATCCATAGATCCAAGTGTTCGATAGCAGTTAGGTCGTCCCGTAGTGTTGCAGATTCCGGTGATTGCTTAGGGAAACTGAACACAGTAGTAGACTCAGGACGCATTACACAATCTTCTGAAGGAATACCCTGTTCAACCATGAACGTAGTAAGCGGATCTTTCTTGTCACCCCTAACTCTTCTGATGTAATACTTAGAATGTCTAGGATGAATACCACTAGCACTATCAACCAACTGACTAACAGTGCCACTAGGCTTAACACAAGTGACGGCAGCAGGACAAGGGATATTAAGGTCAGTGGAAAGCTGTATGCACTCATCAACTGATACCATCTTGAGTCTTTCGAGAAGAGTCTTGAGTTGCTCATTGTTATCTCCAAGCATCTTGTTGTCCAGGATACCCGTCAGGGATACGCCCAGTAATCTTTCTTCCTCAGTGTTACGTTGCCATATCTTTCTGAGGTACGGGAAGTGAGTCATGGTTGACTGGTAAACACCAAGTATTGTAGCCAGTCTAGCCTTACGCTCTAGGTCATAGATACTGTCATCTTGACGCACGACAACTTCCGATAGGTTACAGAACTGGTACGGTCTAAGGATAATCTCACTACATGGATTAGTCCCGAAGTCTTGTTCAGCGTCTCTACGTCCATTCTTAGCTGCTTGTTTGATTGCTGCTTCACGATTGAAGATACCACGTTCACCACTGTGGCTGTGATACAGGCTTGACCACTCGTTCATGAACTGTCCAACGTCAGGCTTCTCAGTGTACACAGCAGAGTTGTTAGCCAATGCACGTTGTGGATTATCAGTCCACCATTGTCCAGTCTTAGCGTGTCTCATCTTGTCGTCTTCAAGATCAGATAAAGAGATCATTGCAGAACGTCTAACGCCACCTACCACTACGACTTCAGCTACCTTACACATGATGTCGTGGCACTCTAAGGTATTCAGTTTACGTCCTTCAGCACCTTGGAACTTACGAATAACAAACTCAAACAGTTCATTCAACGGTCCTGGTCCACTAGCTCTACCACCAAAGGTTTTCAGTCTAGCTCCTGCTGGTCTAATCTTTCTAAGATCCCACTTAGGTATCTCACCAGAATAGAGCAATGCGATGACTTGTCGCAGTGACTTAGCCCATCCTTCTTTACTATCGGCTACCACAACAGTAGTCTCGGATTTAAATAACTTCTCCGGTACTTCAGGCAATTTGTTAACGTATTTCTGTTCAACGCTAAAACCTACGCCTGTACCGCACAATAAAATGTACATTGCCTCGTCAAATGCTTTAGGGTCATCCACAGGCAAATAACTGCAATTGTATCCTGCTGTATTGTCTCTCTCAAGAGCTTTACCAGCAGTCATAATTGAGCGCATAGAGGGGACTACCTCAAGATTTTTAATCGCCTCACGAAGCTCTGAATCAACCTCAACTGGTATTTTATAGCTATGTTTAGATTGCAAATGTTCGCCCATAAAATCCATGTAGCGATCTACTGTTTCAAACCAATTCTCTCTTCTATTATCGCTGTCTAAGTATCTTGAATACCTAGACTTTGCAATATATTGCTGGTAAAAATCCATTATTAAATTTCCTTCCTTAATATTTCGTATCTATCTTCAACTACATCTTCAAACCTGTCTAAAATATCTTCAGACGTTAAATCTAATAGCTCAATAAGGTCTAGCTCATTGAACTGCATTAGTTTTTCTTTTAGCTCATGGAGTGTCAGGGGTGTCATGCTTTTCCATATCCTCTATTTCAATAACTGCTAGGGTAGCATACCCAGAGATGTCCCTCCAAGAATCATCATAGTAGTAGTTACCGTTTAGTATCCTAGCCATCTTGTTGGCAATCATATCGAGACTCTCTCGCATGAACGCAGGCATGGTCTTGTAGTTCGGAGACTGCTGCATGATATTCTTAATGTCCTGACTAATCTGACTCACGTTCTGGTACTGCCCATATGTTGTTGCTCTGTCTTTTAAGATATCGTCTACCTCATTCATAAACCACACATCCCTTCACATTCGTTATCAAAAAGATCCATCTGACTGTCTGCTAATTTAGGCTTAAATTCTACTTGATCTAGTGGAGTACAAGATCTATGCAAAAACATCTCTCCTTTTATTCTGGGATTGTTTGTTGATCTTAATGCTTTATCAAAAGCTATTGCTTGTTCAAACTCTTTTGGAGTTCTGTCTCTAGTTTCTATCCAGTGATCGTCACTCTTATAAGGACAGAAGAAACAGGCAGACTTTTCAGGCAATGGATAATTGTTATCTTTAAACCACTGTAAGCATTGTTGCCTACTAATGTTTAATTCAATAAGAGGATGTCTATTCTCAATGTATTTATCTCTTGACGGTTTCATTCTTTGAATTTCGTCAGTAGATATTCCTATCCATTGTTCAACATATTTTCCTTTAGGAAATCTTTTACCGAATTCAACACCACAAAGCTCTCTAACTTTTCTCCTTACTGGTTGTATTTTATATTCGTTAGTACACTGCCTCCTTAACATTCCTTTACTACCGTCAAGGTTTTTAATAAAGAAAGGTGCTGACGCAAACCTCTCACCTTCCTTCATAGTATCTTCTGTTAAGTTTCCTTTCTGTACTACATAAATAGGAAAAGGTAACTCTGATTTTAAAAACTCTAAATAAGAATAAATAGAATCAGGTTCTGCTCCTGTGTCAGCAAAAACTGCACAGTCAGGCATAGGAAGTTCACCTTTAGCAGCCATTAAAGCCATAGCTGAGCTTTGAACCCCTACTCCTAAACTAATTACGGTTAGTATTTTTTCCATACTTCTTCCTTAAGTAAGTTAGACTGACAGGCATCTCATCAAAGCTGCCGTTGTTCACTTCATTCAACATCCAGATACCGGACCATGAACCGTTAGTCTGTGGTGTCAGGTAGTCCTCATCGTGTTGGTAACAGATACCAGCAAAGATACCAGTGATTCTAGTGTCATCGGCTTTCTTACTAAACGCTATTGCTCGGTCCTGAACGTGTCCCATAATACAACTCATGTGTTTCTTCTGTAATAGCAAGTTAGGAGTAGTGACTGATCTACCCATTACACCAGATGTAAAGTAGTGGGAATACGCAATGTTATCAATAACCTTAACATCCAAGAAGTCTTGAACCTCCCAGCCATATTTGTCAAGATTGAAATCGTTGTATCCAATTAACCCTTCCAACTTTCTGTCTGAATTTATAGCCCTCTCGATTCGTTGTTCGTGATTGCCTATCAGAAAAATAAGTTTAGGATTCCATGCTTTTCTCTTGTTTCGTTTTAACCTATTAATCTCATTGACAATAGGTTTCATTAATCTATCCATAGCTAAGTTGCCGGCTATGATGTCTGCTTGGTATGTCCTACCTTCAAACGCTTTCTTGCCGATGTCGTAAATGGACAAACTAGGCATATCCCAGTGATCTCCTAGGTGGACAATAACATCAGGCTTCTTCTCTGCTGCGTACTTACCTACCCACTCTAAATGTTCAGTAGGAAATCCAGGTTTACATTGGGTGTCAGGTATTACTAAGTGTCTCATGCTGCTCCTTTAGCAGTTGTATGAAATATTCTGCATCTATAACTACCAGTGGTTTAGATCGATTCTGTTTGATTACGACAACAGGTTCTCTATCTTCGGGACAATTGTCAGCAGCTTGCGAGTAGAACCCGTAGACTGCTATTGATTCCCTTGACTTACATTCAACCGATATTCCTAGCTTGTCTCCTGCATCCTGCGAAAACTGAATGTCCTCACCTGCAGCACCCATGCTAGTGGACCTTACATCGGACCTGGAAAAATCGAATCGGTCGATGAGTAAATCTCTAAACCATTGTTGGAGTTTTCTTCCTTTGGCTTTTGCACTTTGGGTTTTGATTTCCGTCTCCTGATATTCAAGAATTTGTTTAATCTAACCCTCTTGATCTTAGTGATCCAACCTTTAGGTATGTGCATCCGAGAGTTAGACTGATCGATAGAGTATGCAGCAGCGATAGTGATTGCTGTTTTATCTTCTGCTACGACAAACCCTATGCTGAGTACAGGGTGAATGTCAGTCTTGCCTAATGGTTCCCAGCCAGAATCCGACAACGCATCCCACCACTCTATGTAAGCTATTTCTGGGAAATCTTTGGTGTCCAAATCTGCCCAGCTTTTCTTCTTATCCATAGTAATTGCGCTCGTTCAGTTAATAACTCAAGGTTATCCTCATACGCCTTTAAGACGGCAGCGAATAATTGTCTCTCGTTATGACAATCTTCCAGAATCTTCTCGGCTTTCTTTGGACCAATACCATGTAATCCAGGTATGTTATCTACTCGATCACCGGTCAGAATCTGTGTATAAAAGTTCTTGATGGCTTCCTTCTCTGTAATGTAATAAAGATTGTCCTTGACAAAGTTGTAGTGCCATCCCCTCAACATATCAAGGTCTTTATCAAGCGACATAATGCAAAAAGCACCAGCCCTCATTTGATAAGCTGCTATGCCAATTGCATCATCCGCTTCTTCACCTTCAACTAACTCAAAACCCCACTTGTCGGTAAGGTAGTTACGCAGGGACTCATAGTGGGTTGGCTTTCTAGTTCCACTACGATTCCCTTTGTATTCTTGTTCGTTAGCTATCTTGTACCGGAAGTTGGATCTACCAGTGATGTAACCAGAGAAATCATCAACAAAAGTGGGGCGAAGGAGAGTTTCAATAAAATTCCCCATTCTGCTGAGTGCAAATCTTTCCTCATCGTCATCACTGGCAAACCCAA